ATTTGTTTTCTTCTAACCATTTTACTATCGTATCGGACTTACCGTTGAGGTTATTAACTTCGAACGAAATGTCNCTAGCAGCTTCCTTGAATATATCAAAGAACTCTACATATTCTTCTAGCTTTAACAAATCAATTAGAAACTTTTTCCTGTTTGTATCTGTTGCAGTTAGAAACTGTAATGATGTATTCGTGTTTTGATACACGAGTTGTGTAAATGTTTTAAAATCTAATCCAAGTAAATCTTGGACTGTTTTATATGTATTCGTAGCCGTGTGGCTAGAAATATCATCTCCATTCTTGTAAAGTTTACACTTGATACTAGCCTTACGAGACACATCTATCTCGTAGTCATTTTCATCTACTTGGAAAGTAAGATTTATACTGTATCCGTCATTTACAAAACGGTTTTGGATTTCTTGTTTCTTTATCCCTTTGCTGTTTTTATTAAAGAGGACTTCCTCAATAATAAGTGGTATGGATGATTTACCCATTCCATTTGTCCCAACAAGCTGGGTAAGATTACTGTCGTTAAGATCAAGAATATTGTCTCTGCCATAACTAAAACAGTTATCCCAGCGTAGCGTTTTTAGAATAATCATTAAACACTCCCATTATTGATTTAATTTTATCATCATTTAAATTAAGTATAGCACTCATGTACTCTACCAGTTCTTCCTCCATAGACATATCTTTCAAATTCAATGTAGCTTCACTACTTCTCTTTACTACTTTCTTATCGAGTAGTTCCGAGTTTTTGATTGTTGCAAGGTCAGCTACATCTCCTTCGATTTCATATATGGTGTGGTGAAACTCGGTGGCAATCATTTCATCTTCTGTTGTTACGGTTTTCCTTAACAACTGTGGAAGGTCAAATTCATACCATGTCCAGTCTGCACCATCAATTATAAGATATCCTGTTTTAACTATGTCTCTATGAAAAGAAGTAGTCATTGGTGAACCAGGATAGACAATGTTTCTCTGTGTATTCGTATGACTATGTAAGTCTCCAGCAAATACAACAGGGAAATCATTAAATCTTTCTAAGTCAACCTCAGGCGTCACATGAGGGGGTATTTCACCTCTCACATGAGTATATAAAGGTTTGTTACTATTACAGGCTTCTATTGCTCCCTTCTTATGCAAATCTGCATACGGAAGAATAGTACCCCAATCAAACTCTGTAGTCTCATCTATAATAGTAACTAAGGGGTTTACATCAGTCGTGGCACGTTTAAGGTTAGAAAAGAAAGTTTTGTTCTTCTTCGTTGCTTCATGGTTACCATCATAAATGATAGTAGGAATTGCTATATCTTTAATAAAATCAAAGTATAATGTCAACTCGTCCATTGAAGGAACTCTGTCAAACAAGTCCCCACCTATAACATGAAGGTCTACTGCATCCTCTAAGATATGAACTACCTCAAAGAATAAGTCATAGCGACTACATGCCCAAGGCATTGGTACATTTTTCTGTCCTAACTTAATATGCCAGTCTGCTGTAAATAAAATTTTCATCCTACGAATTCGTCCCCAGGTGTCCAAGAACATCCTGTAAGACCACCAGCTTTTAGAGCTTGTAGTGTTCGTAAAACTTCATTTGCATTTCTTCCTGTATCTAATGCATTTACTGATACATGTTGAACTATACCTTCGGGATCAATAATATATGTTGCCCTATAGTGTACTCCATTGTCTTCGTCAACTATTCCTAGTCTGCGTCCAAGTTTGAGACCTGCGTCTGCACAAAGAACGTGTTGAATGTGTTTAATATCATCATTCTGTTGTTTCCATGCAAGTTTACAGAATTCGTTATCTGCACTTACGCCAATAATATCAGCGTCGTTTGTTAGATAATCCATGTCTTTTATCTCTGTTGGACAAATAAAAGTAAAGTCTTTTGGGTAAAAGTACATTACTGTCCACTCGTTTAGTAATATGTCGACATCAACGATATCATCTGTATCGTTAACTCCTAACATACTAAAACCTGGGAATCTATCTCCTACTGATACCATAATACTCTCCTAAGAAATTGAAAACTCAGAGTCAACATCAGAAGGTGTCTCTGCACCAGCTGAAGGTTGAGTAACTCGTTGTAGTAGTTCTAGCTGAGCATCAGCTGTAGGTCTAGGTAGGACGTCGTCCATAGAACGAAGATCAGCAGTTGCTGCTAATTCTGTTTCGTTCAAAGGTCTTGGCTTACATTTTAATGCTTGTAATCTATACTCTACATTAAAAGCCATTGGTCCAGTTTTAACTCTTTGGAAGCATACGTCCCAACCTGTTTCGGGATCAGTTGGATCTCCGATATCTTCAGCTGCAACCATGATTTGTTCCATGAGTTTCTTTTTGAGATTAACAACTTTTACATTGCCATCTGCAGGATCTATGCCTTGAATTGCATATGCCCAACCACATTTAAGGTCAGGAAAGAATTCTCTTACATAGTCTTTTTCTTTGTTGTTGAAAGTTTCTGTCTCACGATCGTAAGCTAGACATTCCATAGGAATATTCTTGCCATTTTCTCCTTTGATCCAGTAAACATATCTTGGTAAGATGTCTCCAACTAAGCGAATTACGTTATCGCCCTCTTTATAAGTGTATTGGTCTATCTTGTCTTTTTTTGCACTTCCTTGTGCTTGATTAAATTTTAATGCCATTATGTTCTCCATTTAGCGTTATCCTCAAATAGAAAGTGTACTAGACCGTTCTCTATTCGAAGCATTCTATTGCGATTTACTATCGTTGTATCGACAGGCAAGTGTATCAACTCTAGTGTTGTCTCACCTGTTCGGTTGTAATTAAAATAATTTCGGTACGAGGCTACTGCGATATACTCGGCAGCTTCCTTATTACTATAATACTGTCTCTTTGCTAGTAGTTCTCTAGGATTTAGTAAAAAACTATTGCCCACAAAACTTTTACCAAAATATTTGTAAGTCTTGTCTCTCCTACTAGCGGGGATTCTCTTGTAAGTTAAAAGATGTACAACTGTCAGAATTGAAGTTGAATCTCCATTCGTCTCATTATATATCTTTTCCCAATTATATTTTATCATATATTATAACAAATTTTAAAACTCATGTCAAGTAGTATTTTTCGGAGGTTCTCACAAGGTAGATATCTCGTATCCTTCTTTGAGGTAATACCCCATGCGCATACTAGCCTGTCTACTTGCTGTCTTTCCGATTAGATTTATGTCCACTACTATAGGTTGTAATTTGTCCTTGTAGTCCCTAATTATTCTTCCAATGAGCTGTGTAAGTAGTGGCTCATTGTTTACTGGTGTAGCAAGAATTAAACAGCTAAGAATATTTAAAGAAATACCCTCAGAGAAAATAGACTGTGTTCCATACAGAACGTCTTTGTCCTTAAAAATCTGTTTAATTATATCTGCTCTATCTTCGTGATGCACTGATCCCGTTACACAAACTGCGTTATCACCAGTGAGTTTGGCACAGTTTTTTAGGAAATCAACTCTATCAGATACCACTAACACTTTATGACCTTTAGCCGCGTATGAGGCAGCCGCCATAGCCACAGAATGTTGGTACTCTGGGTTGTAGGCTAATTCATTTATTCGATTAGCCCAAGGTATACTATTTCCATCCATGAAACGTATAGCCAGTTGTAGGATATTAACTTTAGGCATCATAAAGTTTTCCTTTGGTGGTTTAAGGACATTGTCTCCAAAGTAATCACGAAAGACAACATGTCTCCCATCTTTTCTTTGTAATGTTCCTGTCAACCCTATCTTATGTTTTGCACAGTTCTTATCTATAATTCTAGAAAAGGTAGGTGCGCTACAGTGATGCATTTCATCAAGTATGATTGTTCCAAACTCTTGTCGAATCTCTGGAATCTTTCTGTATAAACTCTGAATGTTCCCAATCACTATAGGGTGGTCAAGTTCAAACTTACCACTACCAATAATCCCAGCTTTAAAACCAAATACTTTTTCTACTTCATCTTCCCATTGTTTGCGCAATGCCAAAGTATGAGTAACTACAAGTGTTTTCTGTCCAAGCTTACCTGCTATTGCAAGACCTGTAAAAGTCTTACCCCAGCTTACCCATGCGTTAATTATACCACCGTCTCCAATCTGGTCATAGACTTCTTGTTGACTTGGTCGTAATGTTAAATTAAACTTAGGGAACTCTACTGGTATGTCTGTTCTCTTATCTGTGATTTCGTGGTCGGTTGGAATTAAATCTAATCTGCCTACTGGTATTGCAACTAATCCTTGACGAATCATTGCCATATTTTTTATAATTAAAGGTGGATCTCCATACTTGAAAGAAGGGATTGCGTAAGTTAATTCCTTATCAATCTTCTGTTGCTGGTGTGGAAGTACCTCTAGGTATATCCTATCGCTTATTACTGCTTTCATTACCAGTTATGTACTACATTAGCCACAATAAAGAAAGCACATATTATATTAACTAATAATATACCAGTCCTTATCATACCAACAATATCATCATTGGTAGGATCATAGCCATCCTGCTCACTATATGAGCCTAGAGCGTGTTTCCATATTACCCATAATTCTCTCATGAGTGATATAGTCTCGTGTTCCAAGGATTTATATTTATAGAAGTTCTAACTCCTTCGAATTCTTCTACTCCATGATATAATCCTTTTGAGAATATTACTAATCTATTTGATTTAGGTACTACCTCTACTCCATTATCGAACTGCAATTTACCATTAACTAATTCTTCTACTTCTAGATAGTATACTGTTGAGCATACGGGATATCTAGCCATACCTAATTTTAGGTAAGCAGTTTCGTCTTTGTCATGATGCCATTGCATAGGGCGTGTATTCGTATGTGTCCAATAATCATAACCTATTATTCCACTAAGGTCAAAGTACTTTCCTGCGCGTCTACATATTTCATAACACATATGAC